TGGAGCTGGTGGAGCTGGTGGAGCTGGTGGAGCTGGTGTTGGTGGAGCTGGTGTTGGTGGAGCTGGTAGTGGTCCTCCTCTTGGTGGAGCTGGTGGAAATGGAAATGGTGGAAACGGCGGAAATGGTGGAAACGGCGGAAATGGTGGAAACGGCGGAAATGGAAATGGTGGAAACGTAGGTGATGGATCTGGAGGTGACACAGGAGGTGACACAGGAGGTGACACAGTAGGTGGCACTGGAGGTGGTGATGATGGTCAGGGAGGAACAGGAATACCTAGTGTTACTTTAATTACTCCTGAAGGTGAACCATCATCAAACATTCCTGTTTCAACAACCACAATAAGTGCTTCAGGAGGAACGACTCCTTTACAAGCTGAACAATTTTTTGCAAGAAATCCTGGTGGAACAGTAGAAGGACTACGATTTTCACAAATCGCAGGTATTTCAAACAGATTAAATCAAGCTGCAGATGATTTTTTAAGTTCATTCGTGTAAAATGGAAGATATAAGTGAATTTGCTGAATATTTAACGAATGAGGAGCTTGAAAAAATAGCTCCGATGATTGATAGATTAACTTTATTAGAGGATCGAAAGAAAAGAGAAGATAATTTTTTAGAGTTCGTAAAGTTTGTTTGGCCGCAGTTTATTCAAGGGAATCATCATAAAATTTACGCACAAAAACTTCAAGACGTTGCAGATGGTAAGATTAATCGTCTTATTATTAATATGCCTCCAAGACATACGAAGTCTGAATTTGCGTCTTATTTATTTCCTGCATGGCTTATGGGTAAAAACCCCAATAAAAAAATTATTCAAGCTACTCACACGGCAGAATTGGCTGTTGGGTTTGGTCGAAAGGTTAAAAACCTTATTGATGATGAGCAATTCCGTGATGTTTTTCCTCATGTTAAACTCGCAACTGATGCGAAAGCGTCTGGTCGATGGTCTACTTCAAGTGGTGGGGAGTATTATGCAGTGGGTGTCGGTGGTGCTCTTGCTGGGCGTGGTGCTGATTTGTGTATTATTGATGACCCTGTTTCCGAACAGGACGCATTAAGTCCAACAGCATTAGATAATATTTATGAATGGTATACTTCTGGACCTCGACAGCGTTTACAACCTGGTGGTGCATTAATTATTGTTATGACACGTTGGAGTATTCGTGATCTAACGGCAAAAGTTTTACACAAACAAAGCGAAGTTGGAGCTGATAAGTGGGAAGTTGTAGAGTTTCCAGCCGTTATGCCTTCTGGTAATCCATTATGGGGTGAATTTTGGAGTTTAGAAGAATTAGATAGTGTGAAAGCTTCTATTCCTATTTCTAAATGGAACGCTCAGTATATGCAAAACCCTACAGCAGAAGAGGGAGCAATTATTAAACGTGAATGGTGGAATATGTGGGAACATGATGATCCACCTCATTGTAGTTATGTCATTCAAAGTTATGATACTGCATTTAGCAAATCAGATCGAGCTGACTATAGTGCGATTACAACATGGGGTGTTTTTTCACCAGTTGAGGGTGAAGCTGAAGCGATTATTTTACTTGATTCTATTCGAGGTCGTTGGGATTTTCCAGAATTAAAGGAAAAAGCATATGAATTAAATGAGCAATATGATCCAGATATGATCTTGATTGAACAGAAGGCAAGTGGTATGCCTTTAACACAGGAGCTAAGAAGGATGGGTATTCCTGTTACACCTTTTACACCGAGTAGAGGTGCTGACAAATACACTCGTATGAACGCTTGTGCTCCTATATTTGAGAGTGGTATGGTTTGGCGACCAGATACTAATTTTGCTGATGAAGTTGTGGAAGAGTGTGCTTCATTTCCTAACGGAGAACACGATGACTTAGCTGATAGTATGACCCAAGCGATACTAAGATTTAGACAGGGAGGTTTCTTGATAACACCATCAGATTATGAAGATGATTATCAATGGAAGTCTAGAAAAAAGGAGTATTATTAGAGAGATGTCTTATTTAATTAGCGATATACCTCATTTTAAATGTTGGGTTAGAAAAGAATTTACTTGTAATCATTTAGATTATCATGGAGAATACCTCCATGCGTTAGCCATAGCTGTAAATACAATACCTGATCGTTCTTTAAGTTTTCAAGTTGTGTTTACAGGGTGCGAACCAGATGGAGAACCAGAGGATACTGTTCATGGTGGAGCAATGTGGGCGAGGATGCCGATAAGTGCTTTAGTTGCAGATATCCCATTAGAGGAGTGGCCGCAAAGAATGGAAACACATTTAGTACAACCTTGGGATTGTAGTTCTCACAATCACTCAGTTATTGTCATGGAGAGGGTAAGCTCAAGTCCGTGGATTTGTAAGATTGACGGAGAGTTTTACGAGGGCAAATATTTATTTACTGTAGATTACACAGAAAGTCATATCGCAGACGATCCTGCACAACACAAGCAGAGTCATGTAATACAACTGACAGATGCAGGAGAGTGGACAGGCAACATTGTTGCTCTGCCAAATAATAGAGTTAGGGCAACAAGTCCTGCTTTATGGGTAACAGGTGAGGGTGCTCCAGACTTTAAACCAAGTCAACATCTTCACGCTGCCGAATCAGACAGTAGTTATCTAGACCCAGAAATTACTTTTAACAATCTATATGCTCAACAGGAGGATTAATCATGGCAAATAAACCTAAAAAAGGATTAACAGCTGCACAAAAAAAGCTACCTAAAAAATTACAAGAAGCGATTTTAAAAAAACAAGGCACAAAAGGCATGAAAAATGGTGGTAAAGTGACTACTAAAGGTATGCGTAATGGTGGTCGTGTAAAAGCTAAAGGTATGAAGAATGGTGGTAAAGTTGGCACTAAAGGGATGAAGAATGGTGGTAGAGTTGGCACTAAAGGAATGAAAAATGGTGGCAAGGTTACAACCAAAGGCATGAAAAATGGTGGTAAAGTAAGAAAAATGAGTAAAGGTGGTGCTACTGGAGGAGTTCGTAAGATGAGCAAAGGTGGTGCTATGGGAGGTAAAGTCAAAAGGATGAGTAAAGGTGGTGCTATGGGTGGCAAATCTAGAGGTGGTAGAGCTGCTTTAAGAGGCACTAAGTTTACTGGTGTAAAATGATGAGAAAGAATGTTGGAACAGGTGGCTTAGGTGATGAACCCACCTCTCTAGACTCATCACCTACTTTGTCCACACAGCCATCTGTTTCAACGCCTAGTGATGAATATCTCATGGCGTTGAATAAAGTTAGTAAAGCAAAAAGTCCAAGAGCTAAATTACATTATATGCAACAAGCAGAAATGATTAGAATGAAGGGATAAATTGTGGCTATTGAAAAAGATCTGGGTTCTGGTGGTTTGCCAGAAGATATTAACTTACCATCACCAGAATTAGAACAAGCTGAAATTGATGTTATTGAATTTAATAAAAAACCTAACGTAACAGAATTTGATGACGGAAGTGCGATTGTTGGTGAATTTACTGAAGAAACAGAGGTACAAGTTGAAATACCCTTTGATGGTAACTTAGCTCAAGTTATTGATGAAGCTGAATTAGGTCGTATTTCTAATGATCTAACTGGTAGTGTTCAAGATGATATGTCGTCTAGAGAAGAGTGGGAGGGCACATATAAAAAAGGTTTAGAACTTTTAGGAATGAAATACGAAGAAAGGTCACAACCTTTTGAAGGTGCAACAGGTGTAATTCATCCTTTATTAGGTGAAGCTGTTACACAATTTCAAGCACAAGCGTATAGAGAGATGTTACCTGCAAGTGGTCCAGTTAGAACACAAGTAATTGGTGAAAATAATTCTGAAACAACACAACAAGCAGAACGTGTAAAGAATTATATGAATTATCAAATAACACATGAAATGGAGGAATACGATCCAGAATTAGATCAGATGTTATTTTATTTGCCAGTTGTAGGCTCTACGTTTAAAAAAGTTTATTTTGATCCTATTTTGCAGAGAGCTGTTAGTAAATTTATTCATGCAGAAGATTTGGTTGTTCCGTATACAGCAACTGATTTACTTACTTCACCAAGAATTACACACATAATTAAAATGGATTCTAATGAGGTAAGAAAGTTACAACTTGCTGGTTTTTACAAAAATATTGATCTTCCTTCTTCTGGATATGGAGATGCAGAATATAGCCAAGTTGAAGAAACTATTAATGAAATTGAAGGTGTTTACCCAACAAAAGGATCTGAAGAGCTTACAATTTATGAAATACATACAGATTTAGATATTGAAGGCTATGAGGACATGGGTGAAGATGGCGAACCCTCTGGT